ATCTAAAACAAAACGAAAGAAGAAGTCACCAACTGAGCCGCCTAAAAATAAAGTAACTGAAGTTATGGTCGAAGAAATACATAGCGATCTTACTGAGAGTTTAGGTGTAATTAAAAAAGCAACAGAGAGTGACGACCCTTCTAAAGACTTAGCTGCTTTGGGAAATGCGCGGAGCAGAAGATGATAATGCTATTACTGGTTGGTTCAGCTATGGCACTATCCCCAATGCCACAGCGACCTGCACCACCAGAAAAAGTAGAAGGTGAATGTAGTTCAAATTTCCCAATTAGCCGGGGTCAGTCACTGCCGGATGAGATAGCGATTCCATCTGTCCATGCTGCTTGTTCTGCAGTGGCTGTACCCCTTTCCGATTACAGTGATTTACTTGCAACAGAGCAGTGGGCAGAGGCTTTAGATAGAAGGTATAGGCTAGACATTGCCTCATTACAGCAAGATATAAGCTGGTATAAATCTAAGCTTGAAGAAGAAACAAACCAGAAACCTTTTTTAGAAAGGCCCGCAACTCAACGTTGGCTTGGTAGAATAGAAACGTTAGCAGTTGTCGCAGTTGTTAGTGCTGGATTAGGTGCTACATATTATTATAGTTCTGGAGCATCGCGATGAGCATTAAAGAATGGCTAGTCCCAAGCGTTACTGTAGTATTTGCTGCTGGCATTTGTTTTGCTTCTCTTGAATCTGCTGCACAAGATGTACAAGAAATAGACAAGCGTGTTGAGGTTCTTGAATCTAAGTCAGGCAACCAAGAGATTGTTGATATTAAAATTGAGGGCGTAGAAAAGCGCCTCGATAAGATGGAAGACATAATGGCTAAGATGCTGGAAGTGCAGCAACAGCAAGCCATTAATCAAGCTAAGATTTGTTCTGCTACAAATGCAGACTGTGACTAATGCGACCCATTCTTTTAGATTACGTAGAGTCTCTTGGTCATACTGTATTTGAGGACGGTATTTACAACGTAAACATTATTGGTATTCGTAGTAAAAACCATCAAGCAAACCGGTTCGATGACCGCATGTGTATGGTGTTTCGTGATGAACAAGGCTGGATAACTCGTACATGGGAATGTACTACAGAGCCAGGAAAGTATTGGCTTGAGAACCCAAGCCGTGTAGAAGGCACTGCTATACTTGTTCCTGGTCAATACCGTGGTGTATGGAAGATTGATAAACACCAAGGAAAGTATGATGCGCTCTGCCAAAGGAACGGTACGGTCAAGACTTACAGGGACAGCAATAAAGACGACGTTATTGATCTTGATGTACAGTCTATTACTGAAGGCTATTATGGAATCAATATCCACAAAGCTGGATCAGCGTCTACGCAAGTAGATAAGTGGTCTGCTGGCTGTCAGGTGTTCAGTCATAGCAAAGACTTTGAAGAGTTTATGTCTATCTGCTACGCTGCAAAGTCTAAATGGGGCAACTCTTTTAGCTATACATTGATTGATGAGCCGGGGTTTTAATGCAGCCTTTAATCGATACATTGCTTGGAGGGGGTCATCTAGGGCTTTTTGCTGCCTTCCTTGTGTATCAGTTTATGACTATGCAAAAGCGCCTGGACAAGCTTGTAGAGGGCTTTCAAGAGCAACTAGATGAGATACGCAAAGAGTACGATATGCGGTCTGAGAAGATGCGTGAACGCTATGATCGCGTAATCAATGAGTACCGTGGTCAAATAGATAATCAGTCTAAAGACTTTCTTATTACCAGGACAAAGGTTCACAACGATATTGTTGCAAAGCTGGACCGTATTCTTGAAGTTAAAAAATAAAAGCCCACTCAGGGTTTTAATCCCAAGTGGGCTAACGCAAATCCAGTAGGTTTATTTCATACTTGGACTACCCAAGCATGAGAGTGAACAACACCAAAGTAGTGGACTTATCGTTTCTTTAAACCATAGTTATCTTTTGCCCAACCGATCCCCTTTAATGAGAAGCTAGTTTTAGATATAAGCTTTTTCATTTCTTTCTTGCATGACTCACATACTGGAAACGGGTCTGAATACTTCTGAATCTTTTGAGCAAAATCTCCGCATTCTCTACATTCAAACTCATATATTGGCATTCTTCAGGCTCTGTATAAGGCTGTTCTTTATAACTTTAACTTGTGAAGAACTGTTTTTGGATGAGCATTTTTTACAGTTTATACCTGTTCCATTTCTAGTCCAACCACGCGGCATAAAGTAGTTGTCCTTACGTGATACAACAACCACTGGATAGCGTTTCTTGCATCCATCACACCGAACATACGTAGTTGCAACACTCATCGTAGCGCTTCCTGAAAGGCACGAACGCCTGCTTCTGTTGGTATAAGAGCCTTTGCTTTACCGATGTCTCGGCCAGCCTCTATATACCCAAGCTTCTTTAGGTTGATGACTGTATTAACTATAGCGTGCTTTTGATCTTCAAGGTCTTCAAATATCTGCCTTGTTGTCCATTCATTTGGTTCACACACTACATAGTTAAGTACTTTCCACGGTCTTCCATTTGATCTTATTGCCATAGTTTTCTCCATAAAAGCCCCAACCAACAAGACCGGTAGGAATTGTATACAGGAATACAATGTGGTCTTGAAGGAAGGGGAGGCTCTGAGGCAGTTGGACTCGAACCAACAACTTCCTGAGTAACAGTCAGGCGTTCTTCCAATTGAACTACACCTCAAGATGATATGCGTAAAGTGCTAAACAACCCGCGTCAGCAAGGCCGTCATGAGGTTTTCTCTTTAGTCCAGGGGTAAGGTCAAGGTCAGGCATACGATTCATTACAGCGTAAACTGAGCGGCTTTTACCTTCTCCTGGTACGTCCCTAAGAATATGTGATGTCCATGTCTTAGGCCGTACTTCAACAAACGGTATGCTGTGTGCTGCCAGTATGCCAACCCAAAGACCGTAGCCAAACCCTGTACTAAATGTAGAAGATACACCTTGTCCTGGCCTCGCTGATTGTTTCTCAACAACAGCAAGCTTTATATTATGTTTCCCACCTAAGCATTTTATTGCATAGGACATTCTCGAAGCAAGGTACTCGCGTTTAGATGATTTACCTATAGTGGTAGTGAAGTGGCGGGAAGTCAGAAAACTCCCCGCAACCTCACCATCATCATTAATAGCTACCAATGCACCATCTTTACCAGGATCAATACCAAGGTATATATTCCTAGTCATCGTGCTTCTACTCCATCATACAAGCCAAAGTCTGAGCCGGGCTGTCCTGACCTGTACCAGAACAAACTCTCTTTGCCGTCGCTAAACAATACGCCCATTACATTGCCCACTGGATTTACCGAGACAATGGTTACGCCTTCTTCAACTACACGACAAACACTTTTACTCATAGCCCCTGGTGTATGAGGTATTACTGCAATCTTTCCAACAGTATCAATGTTTTTAGAATCCAACATCTTTATCGTATCCTGGGTAGCTTGCAGGGTTTGAGCCATTTCCGGACTGAGACTGATTCGGAGGATAGGACTGCGGCGCCGAGCCATTGTGTTCTTGTGGCTTATTATTCCCTTGCGAACCGCTCTGAGAATCTGGCTCTCCTGCACGACCGACAGAGGATGCAACAACACTTGTGAACCAAACCTTTCTGCCTTCTTTTTCATACGAAGAATGTTTAATCGAACCTTCGATTGCAACAAGTTCCCCCTCCTTTAATGATGAAGCAATCTCACCATTTTTTCCAAACGCTTCAACACTATGAGTAGTATCAAACCTTCGTCCATCATGTATGATTCGCCATGTACCTATTCTAAATGAAATAGCGGCCCCTTTCTTTTGTGGCTCGCTCTTAACTGTTCCTACTAACATTACTTTATTGATCATTTTACTCTCCTGTAAACACCTTGATCTTGGTGGTTCTTTGTAGCCATTTGGATTCAACTGCTTGCTCTTCTGCAAACGGGAAGCACGTCTTGTAGTACTTGCAATAGTCGCAAGGAAAAGTAATCTGTCCCTTCTTGTTTGGTCCGTGTGGTCTATCTATTTCTTCTGGGCCGTTACTTTGTATAACGGTTCTAAACTTAGTCTTTATTTCTTCTACGTGTTCCTGGTCGTATGGAATCCATTGACCATGTAGCGGTGAGATAGGCTGGTACAAACCATCATCCAATACTTCCGCGTCCTTTGCCCCTGCTGATTTATTGTATGCAACAAGGTAAGCCCAACTAAAGCCCTTTGCGTGCATATATGATTGCACTTGGCTGTAGTATGAATCATCTGGACCAAGACCCTCTTTGCGAAACTTCCTAAAGCCATAGTCAGACATAGACTTAACCTCAAGAATGCAGTTTAGTTGCTTGTTATCTTGTGTAAGAAGAAGCATTGAACCATCGGGGTGCCCTGTTATTTCGGCAGAGTACCCGTTGCTAATCGGTACATCTATAGTGACAGTCTCTTGGTCTGAGCCTGCGTTATACAGCACACCGTTTGACCCGTCCTCAAATGCTTCCAGCAATGCTGCCACAAGTATGGCTTCTGTTGCATCACCGATTGTAAATGCAATCTTAGATGCAGCATCAATAGACATGCCGTTCTCTTCTGCATGGTGGTACTGGTAGGCAAGCTGCCTAATACATGCACCGCTTTGGGATAACCGTAGTCCTCCTGTACCTTCTCTGGCTTCAGACACTTGGCGAAGTATTGATTCACCAATAGCCTTTGCAGAATGCTTATCGCTCTTTAGTTTCTTTGGATAACAAAGACGCTTCTCTATTAGTTTTGAAATATCGGGTAACCATATAGGCGTGCCGAACTTATCACTTGTTTGGTTCCATTCCATAATCATTTTCCTCTTCGTCGAGCGACCTTACGTGCTCCACAAGAACATATAAATGCAACCCATTTGGGTTGCTTACCATAGCCATACGGCCAATTACACTTACTAAGTCACCTGACCTACATAAATCAGACAACATCTTGGCTGGCTTACCCATCGCAAGCAATGGGATACGAAGGTCATACTTTCTGTACTGTTCACTTGGATTGTACAGCTTTGCAGTAACCTTAAAGCCTGACCCCTTAGAAGGGGCCATTTTCTTTGCACCTTCCAAGTACCCAATAAGCATTACACTTGTTGGAAACTTGTGTTTAAAAGACATTACTCACCTCCCTCGTCTTCAAACCAATCGTTCTTCTCTTGTCGTATGTATTCCTCGACGGGCATACAGTGGTCCGCTGCTGCACATTCATAGCACCAGCGATGCCACATATCTGTAAACCTAAAAACCTTGCCCGGTTCGTATTCAACCTCACGTTCCCAATCTGGTCCGAGCATCACTCACCTCCCCATCGGATAGCCAGTACTTTCAAATGTACTGACAACTTTAGGGTTCAACTCATGGCGCACAATCTCAATGTACCCACTGTCTTCGTCGTTGCCGCCGTCTTCTTCTGCTTCGTCGGCAGCATCTTGGGCATCACCCATAGTGCTGTATGTTCCAAGTACATTATGGTACGTGCCTTGGCCAAAGATATAAAACTCTCGAACCACTTGGTAGATGTACTTCATCACTCACCTCCCTTTCTCTTCTTAAAGGTAGAGTAGTTTCCAACTGCAATCACAAACACACCCTCTTTGTGCCAAGTTTGTAGTCGCAAAGATGCTGACTTTATTTCATCCAAAGACATT